CTGGATTCCTAAGTAGGAAATCCACAATTTCTTGACTTGTGTATGCCATGATGTTTACTCCGCTTCTTTAGGAACTTGCGCTTCAGCCTGTTCTTTAATCTTTACGATAAGAGGCCACACGCCTGACTTGCTTGGCAATTCACCAAGGGTTTGTAATACAAAGTTAATCTCGTTAACGTCTAGGTCTAAAGTCATAATAGTTTTTTGCAAGTATGATTAAATTTTAAAAGTCGTCCAAGCCATCCTATGTGTTCACCACATTTCTGGCAACAATAACTAGGGTGCTTCATGCAGACCAAGGTGTGCCAGTAGCAGTAACAGGGTTCTTTTGCAAAGCAATATTAGCCGCCAGAGCATCTTCTGTGGCTTGTTTATCAACACCATTAGCCCAAACCCAATCTAATACTTCAGCCATAGTGACTTGGGCATAGGGGATTGTTGGTGTACCAGAAGCCCATGAGCAAGTTGAATAGATTGAAGCCATGTTGTCGCCATCTACTGCACGGCAAGTCCAATGCGCTGTAGTGATGAAACCATTGGCGGTTTCGTAGTCAGTTTGGGTTATTAGCCAGTTGTAAGATGTAGTCATACTGTTTCTCTTTCTGCTTGAGCCGCTTGATAAGCCGCAATCACCGCTTCAGTCCAGACTGTATTGCAAATAGCAACAACATTAGCTGGTACGCCTGTCAGGTCTTGTGCGGGTGTGAGGCTTGAACGATGGTAAGTTTTACTTAACTCTTTGCCATCTTCCATGATGCGAGTAGCTTCACGATACAGAATGATGCCATTCTCTGTGACTGTAATCTGGTCTACGGCTGTAGTTTTAGTAAGTGACATTTTGATTTCCTTTTAAGTTAAGTGTCCGACTTGATAATCCAATCAAGTTAAGTTAAACCATATAAATTCCAGATAGCATTATTTGCCCAGCAGTGTCCATTGGAATAGGATTATTTGAACCCCCTCCAACTGGGACTTGTTCTAAAGAAATTGTTGATGCGGCTGTATTGACGTGAGCTTGGAAAGTATTTAAAGCAGTTAAAGTCACTTCATTAACTCTAACAGCACAAGGAGACCAACCACTTGATGCAGAACTAAAAGGAAGTCCTGAAATATTCATGTCTCCAGTTCCTGTATGAGCAGACCAAACTAAAAATATGCGATATGCAACAGTATTTCCAACTTTTGTGTAAGACCCAGTTTGAACGCTATAAGTTCCTGTTCCAGCGGTAGTAGAGCCAACAATTGCAACATCATTAAAAGTCCCCTCCTCATAGTCATCCAAAGTATTAGCGTCTGATGATGCTGATTGAGTTGCGGGGAATGTGATGCCAGCACCGCTTGTTGTGGGTGTAGCGTTGCCAACTGAAATTGAGGTTACTGATTGAAAACCACCTGTTGAGGGTATTCTGGCTCGTTCTGCAAGCGTACTGGCAGCAATCGTTTGAAAAACCATAAAACTAGAGGTTGCGCCTGCGGATTCAACATAGGTACGACCTACTGTACTAATATTAGTGCCATCTAACTTTAATCTCCAAGACACAGCAGAACCATAACCACTGGCATCGCTATTGGTAAGAGACAATCCACCTGTACTGTTTGAAGAACTAACTCTAGTTACCTCTAATTTGTCGGCTGGCAAACTTGTACCAATACCTACATTGCCTGAGGAGTCGAGCAACATTGATGCCGTTCCAGCGGGTGTAGAACCACCATTGGCAGTAGATTGAATAAACTCTAATGCACCGCCAACATTGTAGTTACTTGCTACAAACCAAGTTTTAGTGCCTGATGCGCCTTGTAGGTTTAAATAAGCACCGCCTGCTAAAGTTCCATTGCCTACTTTAATAGTAGCCGTACCACTTGCAACAACAATGTCTAAATTAGCGGCAGGGTTACTCAGTCCTATTCCAACTTTGATTCCACTAGCCGTATAAAGGCTTGAGGATGTGAGGCGCATTTTTTCGGCAACAGTGCTTCCATCATAGTAATCCCATGCAAAGTCTGAGCCAGTCAGTTTTTGCGCCCACCACAATGTATTTGCCGCATTTTCCCAATACATTATGGCGGTATTGCTTCTAATCTCCATAAACGAATTTGCACGAATTGACGTTCCAGAAACAAGCGTAGTCCCATCAAAAGTAAGCGCAGAGCCAGTAGCCAATGCACTAGAACTAGATGCGTAAACCACACCGCCTGATGTGAATGGAGTAGCACCACCTAAGTTTGTACCGCCATTGGCAGTTGGCAGTGTTCCTGTCACTCCAGTTGTCAGTGGTAGGCCAGTTACTGATGTTAAAGTACCACCAGAGGGTGTACCCAATGCACCATTGAACAATACTGGCGCACCCGCAGAGCCTGTATTAACCGCTAGAGCAGTAGCAATGCCAGTACCCAAACCAGACACACCTGTGCTAATTGGCAAACCCGTAGCTGATGTCAGCACTAAAGTAGTGGGTGTTCCTAAATTAGGAGTTGTTAGTATTGGGCTTGTCAGTGTCTTGTTTGTCAGGGTTTCTGTGCCAGCCAATGTCGCCAATGTTCCCGTTGTGGGGAAAGTGACGTTTGTTGTGCCTGTCAAAGTTCTTGTATATGCAAAGTTTCCAGATCCCGTCACAGTCATTGCCGCATTGTTTGATACGCCTGTACCGCCATTAGCAGCACCTAAAGTTCCCGTAATGTCAGCAGTAGAAAGGCTTACAGCGTCCCAAGAAGCATTAGTTCCATCAGTCTGAAGGTACTTGCTTGAGTTACCTGTTTGGCTAGGCAATAGGTTGTTTAGACCACCAGCCGCAGTAGAAGCACCAGTTCCTCCATCTGCTACCGCCAAGTCTGTAATACCTGTGATTGATCCACCCGTGATTGACACGCTAGAAGATGTGATCGGGCCAGAAACACCCGCAGTTGCCGTTACAGCACCTGTCAAGGTGGATGTGCCTGTCACCGCTAGAGTCGTGCTTGCAGTGATTGCTTTAGCCGCCAAGGTAGTATTATTGACTGTGGCAGTACCTGTAGCCGCACCAAGGTTTACAGCAGTAGCCGCACCACCAAGATTTAAGGTAGTTGATACAGTGTTAAATGCCGCTTGTGTTACCGCACCAACCAACGCACCCGCTAGAGTTGTTGTGCCAGATGCCGCTAGGGTTGTAAACGCACCTGTTGCGGGAGTGGTTGCACCAACAGTTGCACCATCAATTGCACCACCAGTAATTGCGGCAGCAGAGTTATCTGTCTTTGTCGCAACAGCAGTAGCAATATTATTAAACTCAGTATCAATCTCAGTGCCTCGGACGACCTTGAGTGGATCACCAGGCGTGAGGTTGTCCTTAGTGGCGAAATTTGTGCTCTTTGTATAATTTGACATATTAGGATATCTTTCCGTTCTTAGATTGAATTTCAATCTTCTGAATTGACAGTTGAGTGCCGTTGATAGTGGTTTCGTAACCCGTTTGAACAATTTTACCCGCACCAGACGCATTTACATCTAGTGTCTTAATCAAGAGTCCACCTGAGTATTCTGCTGTGCCGTATTCAGCAAGACCGTACTCATAGTTTTGTTGAGTAGGAATAAAAGCATTTCCTGACAGATAGTTGGCAGCAAAGTCAAAACCCCACTTGATCGTTACGAACTGGTTAGAGCCACCGATGATGATGGCCTTGATTCGTTTGAGAATAGAAATCTGATTCTCATTACCAAGGTCTGCATGGTTGGTGAAGTAGCTTAATCGGTAAGTAGAAGTGTTATCTAAGAAACTTCCATACTTGCCAATAAAGCCTTGTTTTCCAATGTACAGATCACCATTCCTGAGTGAGTACAAAGCTGTAGGCGTTATTGAGTCCCACTTGGTTACTCTAAAAGCACCATCTTGCAATTGCATCTTTGTATCAAAGCAGAAGACTTGACCTGTAACTGGAAGAGTCAACAAGTAAAAGGCATTCTTTTCTGAGTAAACAGACTTCAGATTAGCCAAAGTCTCTACCGCCAAAGATGAAATAAGGTCAGATCGCACATTCTTGGACAAGTCTCTAAGAGGTGCAGACTTCTCTTGGATTGTCCTCATCAGAGAACGAACCCCAGAGTCTGACAAGAAGATCACATCAGTACCAATTGACTGAATAGTGTCCCTAGCAATACATCCAATAGAGCCTACTGTGTCTGACAGAACCAAGGATGCGGGAGTAGAAGCACCTGAGTAAACAAGAATCTGACGTTTACCAAAGATGAAAAAGAAATCATTGTGAGCCGCTAGACCCATGATCTCATCAGCACCATTAGGCCAAACCCTAGAAACATCCAATGTTCCTGAAGTACCACCAGACCATACATGACCCGCAATCAGATCAGAGAAGGTAATAGTGACCTTATCTGTGGATGTATTAGCCACCCACAAGCGACCAAAAGCTGAGATGGCAATGTTTGCTTGAGGAACAGTTGCAACATAGCCTGACTTCTCAGATACCCGTCTAAATGTCGTTGTGCTAACAGCGGGATCAAAGATGAGTGGATCGTGACCAGTTTGGAAAAAGTAAGCTATGCCATTCAAAGATGCACATTGCCAATTAGATGCTGTGATAGTAGGGGCAGAA